AAGTTATAATCGATACGACAACCACGACCCAACAAGATGTTGAAAACAATACGATCCGTGGTAAGATCTTCCTCCAGCCGACTCGCTCTATTGAGTTCATCTCTCTTGACTTCGTCGTGACAAATGCTGGTGCGGAAATCTAAATAAACTATAGTTATTAAATGAATACAATTTTTCAGGAGAATTAAAATGGCAGAAACTTTATCAGTACAGGACATGTTGCCAAACAAGTTTGAACCAAAGCGTAAAAATCGTTGGATCTTTGCGCTTGAGGGAATCGACTCTTTCTTAATCAAGACCGCTGCTCGCCCGAGTATCTCGATCGAAGAACAAACAATCTCATACATGAACTCTAAGCGTTATGTTGCGGGACTTGCTTCTTTCGAAACTCTTGCAGTCACACTTCACGATCCTATCGCACCTTCTGGTGCACAACAGGTGATGGAATGGGTACGTACTCACTTCGAATCTGTATCAGGTCGTGCAGGATATGCTGACTTCTACAAGCGCGATTGCCAATTGAAGCTGGTCGACCCTGTCGGTACAGTTATCGAATTGTGGGACATCAAAGGCGCTTTCTTGACGAACGCTGGATTCGGTGATGTTTCATACGAAGACGGTGCTCCAATGGAGATCTCACTCACTCTTCGTTTCGACAACTGCGTACTTCAATACTAATACAAGCATTCTTTGTTCGCAAAAGGCGCAGAATCTTCCGAGATTCTGCGTTTCATTTATTTGTATCGGGTATAATTAACCCTGATTGTTCACATATTACGTAAAGGAGTGATGACATGAAAATAAGAGAAAGTAAATTAAGAAAGATGATTCGAAACGTGCTCGTCGAAAGCATGGGGCCCAAAACAGTGGAAGAAATTATCTCACAGTACGAAGCTCAAGCTGCACAATTTGGCCCGATGGCTGCACGATTCATGCGTGGCCCTCGAGAAGACTTTGAAAGATGGGCAGCGGGTGAATGTCATCCCACAGATTCGCCAGATATGGGAGGAATTGGTCCAGAATTAGGCGCACAATATGCTGGCTGGACTCCAGATGATTTTCAAGCAGTTCTTGATTCAGGTTGTTTTGGATAAGATTGTACAAAGCCGACACACACGATAAAATACAGTTAAGTTTAGTTAAAAAATAGTTTTGTTATGGAGACAATATGAGCAAACGTAAAAACAATGACGTATTGACCGGCGGAGATGCACCCGAAGGTTCAATGGCACAAGGATGGACTGGTCAAAGAGGCGATGTGCTTCGTGATGAGTTCGGTTTAGAAATTCCTGTAGAGAATATCCCGCTTCCATCGAAAGGAACGGTATATCCACCCGAACATCCTCTACATTTGCAAGAAACCGTACAGATTCGTGCGATGACTGCAAGAGAAGAAGATATTTTGACGTCAAAAGCGTTGATTAAGAAAGGAACTGTTATCACTGAGTTGATTCGTTCTTGTTTGATCGACAAAAGAATCGATCCTAACGATATGATCCTCGGTGATCGCAATGCTGTGATGGTTGCACTACGTATCACAGGCTACGGAGCAGACTACAACATCGAAGTTGGATGTCCATCTTGTGGAGAAAGATCAAAACAAGGGTTTAATTTGGCTGAGCTTCCAATCAAAGGTCTTGCCGAACAACCTATCGCGACCGGTTCGAACGTATTCGAAGCAAAAATGCCGAAAGTGAGAGAAACTGATCCGGATTTAACTATCAGATACCGCCACATGAACGGTCATGACGAAGCTGAGATCACTGCGATCAACGAAAGAAAAAAGAAACAAGGTTTTCAAGCTGACAACTTGATCACAACTCGTTACAGACAACAGATTGTCGCAGTGAACGACATCACTGATAAGACAAAGATTCAGATGTTTGTTCAGAAGATGCCTACACGCTACTCTTTGGCTCTTCGTAAGTCTATGGATGCTAACGAACCCGGCATCGAAATGAAGCAAGACATCCGTTGCCCTCATTGCGGTGAGGAGTCGGAGGTCTCCATGCCGCTTGGGGCGTCATTTTTTTGGCCTGACGCCGAGTGATAAGAACATCTTCTTGGACCAGATCTTCTTGATGATGTATTACATGGGTTTCACGTACGTAGAATGCTATAACATACCAATATGGCAACGACGTTGGTTTATTCAACGAATGAATGACGAAATTAAACGTACACAAGATGCCCAAGGTAACGCACAGCCAACAAGAGCTGCACATCAGAACACGCCTGATGCGAGAGCTATGATGGGAAGATATAGAAGTATGGTTCCAGCGAACTTAAGAAGATTCACATAGGAGTTAGATCATGAGCGAATCACAGATTTTAGATTTTTTAGATAGAGCGTTCCAAGCGGGGTGTTTTCCAGAAGTCTTGAAAATGATTCGAGCAGGATCTACTCCTGTTTTAATTGAGAAAGTTATCGAAAAGTGTACGCAGAGAGCGAGAGACTTTGATTTTGATTGGGATGGATTATTCGGAAGTGATTGATATAAACGAAGCTAACGTTGGAGATTGTATATACGCTCTTCTAACAGTGCAGAATACTCCGGTGTTCTGTGAGATCACAAGGATCCTAGAAAAAGAAAATGCAGTCGAGGTCTTCACTGATCTTTGGGGTAATCGCACGGTGATGGCACCAAATGCCTACTGGGAAGAAAAAGCTGCTAAGAAAGGTAAGATCGTAAAGATCGAACATAATTACAGACAGTGGGCAAAGGAGTACTATAACGATGAAGAAACAGAGACTGATAATCGAATCGATACGATACATCACGGGCAATCAGAAGTCAGTGAAGATCAAAGGAAAGTTGACAGAGATGACAGCGTTCCGAAACGTACTAAACGCAAGCAAAAAGTTGTACGAAAATCTACAACGAAAAAACGTAAGTCTACAAGAAATCGAAAGACTCGTAGCAAAAAAGAATAAGGCTGCTCAACGGTTCAAGAAAATCACTGGACAAACTTGGCCCCTCTAATCGTAGTTTCCTTTACGATTTTCTTTCCTAGCGGATAATTAATTTCGTTAGGAATTTTTTTATTTGGAGTTAGTTCGTGGCAGGCGAAGGGATGAATACACCAGATCAGTTGGATATCGTCCAACAGATGAACAAGTTGTTGCAAGAACAAAATAAGATCTTGTCACAACTCGCTGGTGCTATGGGCCAGCAAGCACAAGCTGCGCAACAAGCGACCGAAGGTAACAACAAAGTTGCAGATAGTGCTAAGACTGCAGCTGATCAGACAAAAGAATTGACAGAGGCGATGAAGGAGAACACCGGTGGAGCCTCCGCATTAGGCGATGCATTAGGAGTTCAGGCTGGCAAAGCAAAAGAAGCTGAAACAACACAGAAAAAATTGGGAGACACGGTTGGTAAATCGGTCGCTGTGATGGGAGCTTTATCGGCTGCAGTTGCTGGTGTTGCGAATGCGTTTGAAGCTGCGAACGGCGCGTTTAACTTATTCACTGGAGTATTCTCATCGGGGTTGGGTATTCTTAAAGGTGGCATCGGGATAATCGGTGGTTTCTTCTCTGGTCTTATGTCTACCGCAGCTGACTATGCGAATCAGGCGAGTCAAGCGTGGCATCAGGCAAACGAATCGATACGTAAAGATATTGGTGACATTCATTCAGACCAAGGAAAATTCGTAAAAGACCTGATGGGCAATTTGGATAGTGCGAAGAGTGCGTTAGCAGCATCGGGTACATCTTTAAGAAGCACGATAGGCCAGAGCCATGAGGTTCTAAAAGAATTACACGCAATGGCAATGGATTTCGGTGATTCGATGGTTGCGATGCAAGATCAGATCAATGGTGCTACCTCGGAAATGCTTCTCATGCGTAAAGGCATGAATATGTCGGGTGAAGCGTTCAAACAGATGGCTTCTGCAGCGAATGCATCTGGTGGGACAATGCAAGAAGCGTTGACGGAAACAATGGTCGCATCATCGCATCTATCTAAGACTTTCGGCGTAGACGTTAAAGTCATCGGAAAGAACATAGACAAGATGGCAAAAGATGTAGGATCGTTTGGTTCGTTGGCTCCAAAACAATTAGCAGCTGTTGCAACTTATGCGTCCAAGCTCGGTGTGAGTATCGAATCATTAAAAGGTACAATGACAGCGTTTGATACATTTGAATCAGCTGCACAAAACGCAGGAAAGCTGGCTGAGGCCTTTGGAATGAACATTGATGCGATGGCCATGATGAACGAAGAGAATCCAGCAAAGAGAATGGACATGCTTCGAGAATCATTCGAGGCTACCGGGAAATCAGTCGCGGATCTTTCCCGACATGAATTAAAGATGTTGTCTGATTCTATGGGCGGTATGCCCGTGGATGAACTGAAGAACGCACTTTCTATGTCGACAGATGAAATGGGCTTTGGAGACTTCGAAGATGCCGCTGAAGAAGCTGCACAGAAGATCACCCCTGAAGAAGCGATGGCTGACGTAGCTGATTCGATGGATAGATTGGCTGCGAAACTAGATAAATTAACGGGTGGTCCGTTGTCTAACTTTATCGCTGGGTTCATGAAAGTCCTTAATAGATCTCCGGAAATGCGAGAACTCCTTACACTTGTAGGCAAATGGCTCAAAGAGTTCTTCAAGGCAGGAGAAGCAGTGGGACACATGTTCTTAGAATTCATTAGAGGTCCAGGCTCCGGGATGTTCGATACTTTGAAGAGCATCTTCGACATCAAACGTATCCAAGCGTTTCTTGGTGTGGTCAAAGAAGCATTCAGCGAGTTCTTCGCACTTCTTAAAACTGATCCCAAACAAGCGGTAGAAAATCTATTCGATAAGATATTCGGTGCCTTCGAGGATTGGTTCAGCAGTGGACCATCCACATCGAATCTTGCGACAATGCTAGGAAAGCTTATAGAAAATGCTCTACTAATTGTCGCTGGTCTCGCTCCAAAAATTATTAAGACAGCTGCAAAATATATCACGCAGTTTGCGCAGGCTCTTGGTGATTTCTTAAACGGAGATAACGATACCGCAAATGCTATTGGTGGTGGTATCGGTGGTGCATTCATGCTGGCGTTTGATTCGATAAAAGATGCATTGATCAATGATCTGCTTCCTTCGTTGTTAGATCTCTTCGGAACTCTATTCGCAAAGTTCGGCCCTCCGATCATGGCGATATTGACCGTTGTTTGGACAGCTATCTTCGTTAAGTCTGTTGTAAGTGCGGCAATGGCTGCAGCAGCGGGTGCAGCGTTACAAGCAGGTATCAAGTTCTTAGGCGATAAGATCCTAGGAATGATGTCTGCAGCGGGTGGCGGTGAAAAAGTAGACAAAGCCCAAGCACAAAAAGCGGCGGCCATCACGGAAGGAATCGCAGAAAGTATGGAATCTGTCTTGAAAGCGTTCAGGAAAATCAAGAAAAGCGATATTAAGAAAGCAGGTGAGATCTTATTGCAGATGGCTATTCACATGGTCAAGGGAATGATCGCGTTGGCCGCTGGAATGGTTGTTGTGAGTGCGATTTTATCTGTTGTGCCGTTTATGGCGCTCATCAAAGGGATTCTAGGCCTTACAGCCGCTACGATGAACTCGGTGATGATGGTAGGTGCAGCATTTGCTTTCGATAAAGCTGCGAAAGCAATGGGTGGTCCGGGCAAAGTGAGCATGGCCCTCATTAAACTAGCAGCCATTATGACCGTAGGTGGCGTTGCAATGGCCATTGCGGGTGCCATCTTTGGTGCAGCTTGGTCGATGGTGCCGATGGGTCCACTTCTGCTTGGTGTGCTAGCGATGAATGCGTTGATAATAGGTTCTATTCCAATGCTTCTTGCTGCAGCAGTCCTAGGACTCGCACTTACAGGGCCGCAACTAGGTGCATTGTTCGCAGGTATCGGTTATTTGGCTCTTGTGTTGGTGGCTGCCGCGGCAATGGCGATCCCTGCGATGGTATTTGCATTTGCATGGAGTAAAATCGACATCATGGGGATTCTGAAAGGAGTGACTGCGCTGAACATGTTAGTGATCGGTGTAGTTCCTATGATTCTCGTGGCAGTCGGCCTAGGTGCCTTACTGATTTGGGCACTTGCGCCTACTATCGTTGGGTTGGTGGCACTCGGAGTCTTGATGTCACAGATGCATAATGTGACACCATTGTTCAAGAATGGTGCAGATTCTTTGGTCAAAGATCTAGGCAGCGTGAATATAGCCAAGTTCACTAAGTCTATTTCTATTCTATCTTCGTTGGCCCTTGTGGCTCCTCTTATGGTCGCAGCTGGACTGGTGATGTTCGCACTTTCCGGTGGTATGGTCTTTGCGTTAGTTGGTTTGTATAACATGGGTGGATTCATCGAAGGCGCCAGTTCAATGATTGCAGATGCGATTCAATCTCTTACTCAGATTACAATAAGTGATCCGAAGAAAACTGAAGGCGTCCTAAACGTGGTTACAAAAGTGATCGAAGCTGTTTCGAAACTAGCATCTCTTGGGATGCAAGCGATGGGGATGGCAATCGCTGGTGGGGTGATTGGTTTCTTCAGTGGCTCAAGCCCTGCCGACATGATGAAATCAATGTCTAATTTTGTTTTGGACATCTTGGGAGAATCGGGCGGCGGAGGAATCATCGGTGCAGTCGAAATCATGGTCGGGTTGGCAGGCAAGTTTGATCAAAATGCTCTTAAAGGTGCAGAAGCACTCGCAGGTATCATCGCAGCGATCGCACAATTGGCTGGGGCGTTAATTGAACCTCTTACTGCTATGTCTGCGAATGCAGGGAACTGGTACGGAGGCGGCAAAGCTGAAGATATGAAGGCGATGGTGTCAGCTGTGGGTGAAGGAGTAGGCGATATTCTCAAAGCATTAAAAGAACATTTAATTGGCCCGGATGGCTTGATTGAATCACTTCTTGGCGTGTTTAATTCTCCTGCATTGCAAAAAGAAAAACCAGAAACACTGAAGGCCAGAGCAGATACGTTAAAATCGTTATTTGAAGCAGTTCTTGCAATCGTAAATGCTGTTAGCGAAATGCAAAAGTTTGAAAAAGAAGGCAATTGGTTAGGCAATGGCGCAGAGTCTGCAAAAGATGTAATTACAGATATGCTCAAGACAGCCACAGAAATTATCGGTGGAACCGAAATGAGTAATCTAGTGGATAAATCAATCGCATTGATGGCCAAGATCGGTGACCCAGAAGGAATAAAGGCACAAGCGGAAGCTATGCGCGGTGTGGTTGGTGGTGTCGTTGAAATCGTAAAAGCAATGGGAGACTTAGGGAAATACTTAAGTGATGGGGGCGCCCAGGGATTGTTTGATCTCAAGTTCTATCTAGAAGACATGGAAAAGCAAGAATACCTTCCATCGATGGTGATCAACAAAATCGTGGATGAATCTGTAAAGATTTCTGCGGCCTTGAATAAAATGAAAGTCGACTTTGGCAAAGCAGACATCAAACAAATGAAAGACGGCATCCTCGGATTCGAAGGTGAACACAAAGTCGTGATCGCTCCAGAGGCTGTCAATCTCACAGTCAAACTTAACGTTGTGATGAGTGCAGAAGATGTGGCCGTTGCAATCGTAAAAGGAACGAAAACAAAATACGACGGATTCTTCCAGACTACGCAACAAGTCGATTCGTCAGATCTAGATCTAGCCCCGAGTTAATAACATGAGTTTATTCTTAAAACAACTACGAGAGACCGGATTTATCCAGCACCTCAGATCACAAATGAAACAAGAAGATCTCGAAGCTTTCGACGAGATGGTAAAAGAAAAAATGAAAGAATACGATGAATTGTGGTTGAAAATAGAACCTACGATTACAAACATTAATAGGAGAGCTCAAGATGCCGGATCCAACGAACCCGAATCCAAATCCGAATCAGGATTCGACGACCAGCCAGACAACGGACAATCCTAATTCGTGGGCTTCGCCTAAAGACGGAGATGGCGATGGTTTCGTCAAGTTTCGTCAAGATGATATTCATCCTGAACGTAAGATACGTTTAGGGCAATATCTTTCTGATCATACCTCAGGTAACCTTGCTGGTCCCGACAATGATAACAGTAATCCGAACTCTTCGCATTTCCCGATCAACGATCCAGATCCAAGTGAATACTCTCCATTTATCAACACGGGACACTCGTATACAGAGATGTTAGAAACTGTCGCAGAACAGTACTTCGAAAACTTGTCGAGTCAGACTTCGTTTATTCCTTCGGTGGGCGCGCATGAGGGGGGTGCACTTGAAGGACCGATCAGATTTCAAGATGGCCACAATGTCTTAAAAGAAGCCGAAGGAATCGTAGAAGCTCATTTGGAAGATTCTCTGACAAATACCAGTTCTAGATGGAACGGGATTGGCGTACAAAGATTCGATCCGAATCAAAACCCGAATAGATACCAAGTCCAACGTGCTGGTCCTCATTTAGATTCTACTCCACTGGACCAAACGATGGGATCGAGGTTCAGATCATTTGAACATTTGAATGGTCAATCAAACTTTCAAACTCTTTCAAACACTTCGTTTTGGGACGAATACTTTACCGATATGTCAAAAGTCGGCGCTAGGATAACGATGGCAGCATCCGGATTTAAGGATCCAGCACAGGCGGCTGACTTGGGGAATAGAGGATCTGTCACGGGTGGTGGTGGTCTTGCGGGGCATCCAGAAAGTCTAGATGCTTTGCAAGGGAACTATCGACGAGTCCCCCTTTCCGGCTTGCAAGCTGGCAACACATTCGACGAAAACGAAGGATTTTCAGATCTAGAAACATCTGAAGCAAGAACTCTTAATGGCCAAAGCTGGGGTCAACTTTATTCATGGGCATCTCCTTACGACAAAGCAGACTTTTTAGATGGTCGAGGTCTCGCAGTTGCTGGACAGCTTTTGGAGATATGGGCTATGGTACAAATACGAGTACTCGTGATCACCAGTATCTTTCAAGCTGCATCGATGCTTCTATCGGTTCTTCAAACGCCTCCTGTGTTTGGAGCAAAAGATCCTTTGAAGATCCCTTGGAATCGAAACTATTATCCACCTGATGTGCAAGAGCAGCCGGGTACAGCGTTTAGAAAAGGTGAATCTGGCTTTAATCATTCTCCGTTCGATATGATCGACAGAGCAATGGAAGAAATAAATGAACTCAGTGCAAATATCGATAACTACGCAGGCTTTCTTGTTCCTCAGTTAGCGGGTGGAGCAGTGAATCAGGCGAGTAAGATTTTGGAAGAAGAGTATCTTAACTTCACAAAATCTGTTTTAAGAGAAGTGAACATCTACGTACCCAGACATACTCTTTCGACATCGGCAAACGTTTCTGGTTACAACGACGAAGGAGGATTGTTGAATCTTCTTTTGAAGACTGCAGATGTGGCCACAGCATACAATAGAGCGACTGCAGCGGGCCTTGGGAGTCTATCCATGCATATTATCGGTGGTGACTACGGGCAGTCTCTAGGGTTCTGGAGAAACCTATTCAGAGAAGTTGTGAGAAGTAAAGCAGCGTTACAAGAAATCGAAATACACGAACAGAATAACAGTGCTTACGAATCAGTTCTAAAATACGTTGGCAAAGATGATAAGATCATGAGTTTTGTCAATTACCTCGCAATGCTCGGAGATATGGACATCGGTCGAGGGTTTGCTGGTAAACTTGCATTTCCGGAGAATAAAGTCGAACTCAAACAAGTTTCAAACTTTCCAACCTTGCGTACGGCTACGAATAGAAGAAAAGGTCGACCACAAGATAAATCATTTCAATCTAGACTAAGTTTAACTGAAACGCCTTCATTATACCTCATGCCAAAATCTGTTCGAAACATTCGGTTGGGATTAGAGGACACGGGTGTTGAAAAACTCGGCGGTGCTTGGGGAAGATTCTCAGGTAAAAACGAATTAATGAACGAAGGAATCAGTGACGAAGACAAATCAGCAAATGTGGACCAGATGAATCCTATCAATCAACGTTGGCAGGCGAGAGAATCGAACCGGTTCTCTGCAGATCAGGTTCGAAGGATAGAAGATCAGTTAGAAGCAGAACACATGCCTTTCTATATTCAAGATCTTAGAACAAACGAAATTATATCGTTTCATGCGTTCCTTACATCGTTATCAGATTCTTACACGGGTGAATGGTCGGCTTCGAAAGGTTTCGGTCGTCTGGAGGCCGCACAGATATACGGAGGAGGGTCTAGAGCTATTGGTGTAAGTTTCACGATGGTGCCGATGAACGAAGATGATTTTGATGAGATGTATGTGAAGATTAATAAACTCACTACATTGGTGTATCCACAATGGTCAGAAGGTACGACCATCACGACTGACGAAGGAACTTTTGTTCAGCCATTTTCGCAAGTTCCTACTGCGTCTCCGCTTTGTCGACTTAGAGTAGGAGATCTTTTCACAACGAACTATTCAAAGGCTTCTATGGCTAGAATGATGGGTATCGGAAAGAAGACTTTTGCTTATGGTGATCAAGAAATTAGAAGAGATGACTCTATTCCCGCTCCAAACGAAGCCGGTGAATATTACGTCAAGAAACGAATCCTTCGTAGAATAATAAGACAAGCAACAGATTTCGATAGAAGATCCATAATGGAAAATTACGATGATGACCCATATCAATTTGTTGCACGATGGGATCCGGGCACAGAAGAAATGTCTGTCACGTTCCCTGGACCTATTCCTATACCCGTTACGTGGAAAACAATGTCAGAAGCACAGTTCTTAAGAAAGGTGGATGAGATACCATCTACTTACGAAGCTCCCGGACTATTACCTACTATTGGTTCCCCGGAGCCGGGTCCTTCGCTGTCTGCTTTGTTTTCGAATGACAATCCTATTTTCAAATCTTTTGAGTCCACTATGGGTAGAGGGATTGCTGTTGCTATCACGGGCATCACACTAGATTGGAAACTCGGATCTGTGCCGTGGGAACTTAAACCCGGATCGAGAGCACCGAGAATGTGTGATGTACAGCTGTCTGTGACGCCCATCCATGATATCACACCCGGTCTTGATCATGAAGGTGTTAATAGAGCTCCTATTTATCGTGTTGGTGATACAATGCAATCCATGGGAGCTGATCCTTGGTATGATTACGCAGATAAGAAAAAACTTACAACACAAATTGAGAATCAACACATGCGTGCACTAGAAGGCAAAGAGGGACTTGAAGAATGAGAAGATACAATAAAGACAAACGTATACGAGGCGGAAAGTTAGAAACTGCCAAGACTGTAAGTGCTATTCGAAGAGCTCGTGAATTTGGTTTGATTCCTACAACAGAAATAACCCTAACTGAATCTCAAAGATTAGATCACTTAGCTCAGCAGTATTTAGGTAATTCTCGTCTATGGTGGATTTTAGCGGCGTTAAGTGACATTGGCTGGGGTTTGCAACTTCCTCCCGGTACCATCGTGAGAGTGCCGACAGATATTTCAGCAATTCAACAAATTGTAGGTTAATATGGGTCAAGCGGATAATTTATTTTCAAGCACGCAAGGACATATCTTAAGACAAGCACTTAAGAAGTTTGGAAAGATCTTTGGTGTTAAAGATGCAAATTCTTTCATGCAGATACTCCTGCGTGGTACTCAAGGAGGTATCGATACCGAGAACGCAACTAGCGCAGGATTGGCAAGCTCTGCTTCTGAAGTCGATTCAAGTCTCGAAGAAATCGCGGATGCCATTCTATCTCTACAGGGAGACGGCATCACAGTGGATCGAATGATTGAGGTATTTAATGACTTTATTTCTGGCAATGCAACTGACTCTCTTGCTGATCATTTCAAAGACCCGCCATCCGCAACGCATCACCCGATTCTTTCGATAACTTCATCAAACTCACATGGTCTCAGCGAAGCAGATACTCCGGGTTATTTAAGAAGAAGAAGTGTTTCCGAAACCATCGGGTTAGGAGCAGATTTTCCACAAGACCAGACTGTGTCAGTTATAGAAATGCATCATCCAAATCTAAACTTTGCGAATAGAGATTCGATGAGTTCGTCAATATTTCTACAAGCTCTGCCAAGTATTGAGATCTCGAAGGCTGTACCTTTTTTAGATATGAAAGTAATCGTTAAGAACGCACCAGTTCAAGAAGTGAAAGATTACCAGCGCATAGCTGGGGAGATTACTCAAACAGGTTCTACGACAGTGTTTACGAATGGAATATCTATATATAAGTTCTTAAACGGGGAAAGGATCGAGCCAGGAAGTGCAGTGATGCTCGACCTTATTAAAGGTGTACCTTCAGAGATTATAAATCCTCCACCGGTACTGGAAGGTGTGTCTGGATCCATCACGCCAGCTGCTCCTCTTCCGTCTGTTGCTGGTATGGAAATATTCACGTCACCGCAAACATTGGTAGACGGTACTCTAAATTACATAGACTTAGATGCATCTAGCAGTAATTTCGGCCCAGACGCAGATCCTCAAGATATACCTCTTCAGAATAAAGTGCTTGACAAATTCAGACCGCTTATGACTATGGAATCTTTTAATATTCAAGTCACGCCGGCCACGGGGATGCTGGCGACAAAATCAGCAGAAGTGAAAGTTAAACTGCATGATAAATCTAGATTATCACAGATTCAGCCAATGATTGTGCCCGCTCAAATCGGAGATGTAGAGTTTCTTTGTGAGTGGGGATGGAGTCATCCTGTATCTGATCCTGAAATTAATCCGTATGGCGCGTTAATTAATTCAATGCGAGTGAAAGAGAAATACGGATTGATGAACTCCTCGTACACGTTCACTCCGGAAGGGCAAGTCGACATAACTTTGAAAATGTACACCAAAGGAGCTCAGAAAGCGACATTCGAATTAGTGTCGAATGATCCGAGTAACAAACACCCTTCGGACACTTTACGAGAACTGGTCATTGCAATCAGAACTGCAATGAGAGAATTAAAACAAGAAGGATTCGTACTTAACTCAGAAATGGGTGCTCCGGACGTATTGGGAAAGGCTTCTTCCGTAGGAGGTTTATTGTCTCTCACAGACGAACAAATGGAGTCCATCGGAAACTTTATTAATACGATGAGTGCTAATTCTGCTGGAACAAGCTCTGCTGATGAATGGGAAAGTCTTTCAAGTTCGTGGAGTTCTGCAGAAGCAGGTGCGAAGGACTTTAAGGACAAAGTCGAAGAAATATTTCAAGGGAAAATTGATGCTTGCGTATCTCAATCTACGCCGGATCCTTATTTGGTGCCTATGTCTCCCGGGCCGACTATCGACAACGGTGTGACTTTGTTTGACATAAATCACAATGATCACGTTTCATTCGGCAAAGTGCTTCTTCATTTCCTTGCGGAGCCCATCCGAAGCACTGGGAGATTTCAAGACATTCAATTGATCTTTTATCCGATGAACGAATATGCCATGTGGGCCCGAGGATTAAACGTTGGGCAGTACCCAATCAATAAAGAAGCATTCAAGAAACTTTTGATAGAGCAACTGCAGGTGTCTCCGAGTGTGACGATACAGAAATTCTTAAACTTAATGAAAAAATTGTTTATTAATTTTCTAGGTGATGACATCTACGGTCTTTCAACATTCTATGCAACAGATGACGAAGGGAAAAGAATTGTCGACGAACAGTATACAAAAGACGAAGAAGGAAAACAGTTATTCGCTAGCAAGAAACAGAAAGTGATGGAAGCGTGTTATGGTCCAGAGGGTGAGAAAAAATTCAAAAAACCTAATGTTCAAATGTTCGTAGAATGCGTAGGAAATATAGAAGATCCATCCAAAGCAATACTAAGACTACATTTTTTCGATCGTAATACTACGTCCTATTCTTCGTATGCATCTTTGTGGCAAGCGACAAGCGCAAGTGACTTAGGGACTATAGGCAAATATACGAATGCAGCGAGAGCTCTCGCGCAAGCACAAGCAAATCCTCCCGCGGGAGCGGATGGAACAAATCCAGATGCCACCGATAACTGGAACGAACTAGTCGAAAATAGGGCTAACCGGAAGTCAGATTTTGAAGGACAAGCAAACGTCGCCATGAATTATTTCCTTGAGAACGGGCTCGTAGAAGAGATCCTCGTAGAGGGAACGTACACAGATTCAGAGGGAGTTGAGCAAACAGGCGGAAAACCGAGATATCGTATCAGAGGAGGACCAGACCAGCTGAGAGGTATCTTGGCAGCGAACATGCCGACTCTTAAATATGGTACCGAGTTTAGCGGGATTTTGAACGCAAGTTTAGCAACACAATCGAATCCGGCGATGGAAACTATTCACATGCAAAGACAGATGAAAGGAGGAGGAGCCACACCAACTGGAGCTGAAGATGATGGCCTCCCAATGATGATCAAGCCGGTAGAATTATCGTTGGATACGTTTGGATGCCCATTTATTAATTTTGGTCAGCAGTTCTTTGTTGATTTTCAGACAAACACCACTATAGACGATGTGTACGCAGTAGCAGGTGTGTCTCATTCTTTGACACCTGGTGATTTTAAATCTTCAATAAAATTGATGCCACTGAATAAACTTGGACAATTTAGATCTATGGTCGATCAGTTCGATGATGCTATGGCAATTGCAAATGAAACTGGTCAGAATACTTCCAATTAAATTAATTTGTAAACAATTCAAAATTCAGATAGAATTAATTATATGCTATCTATCTGTAATAAAATAACAGGCACTGAATCGTACCTGACGTGGACTGGGTCTTGGACTTGGCAAAGAGAAGTGAAGAATTATCTATTTGGATGTCCTCATCCTCGTAGCATTGAGCCCTTGCTCAAGATTCATGGTTATGACGTGAAACCTTTAGTAGAACAAAAGTATCTCAGAATGGCGACAGAACTTAAGTTGACAGAAGCTAATTTCATTGGACTTATAGGACCAAAGTTCAAAGAACACTTGGCAACGTACACACAAGAAATGTGGCAAAACTTTGAAAAGATCAAAGATCACAGATACACTCAGTTCTATTACGACACCAACGATTGGTTGTGGACATTACAGCCGGCTCCTCTGGATGGTATCAGGCTTAAGTCTATCGAAGCAATGGGACACAAGTACAGATTCAGAAAAGCTGGAGGTTTTATCGAACCGGTTCGTTATGTGCGTTCTAAAATCAAAACTGGTAGATTATCAGTCATCAAAGGCCCGCAAGTAATGACGATGAAAGCGGAGCATAGAAACATGTTAAAGAACTGTCGACAGATCGACTTTAGTTCGATGGAGCCTCGTTTCTTGCTCAACGTTAGTGGCCAACACGTAGAGGGTGATCTATACGAATGGGTCGCAAAACATGCGGGTCTATCCGATGACAGAACTCATACAAAAATTGCAATCATTTCGTCGCTGTATGGAAGCGCTAGGCAGATACCCGCGGTCACGAAATTGTTTGCTCTCCAAGAGTGGGAGAAACAACTAGAGGCGAATGTCGTAGATGGCGTAATCGAAAACTATTACGGGAGACCGATACAAACAGAAGGCGTAAAAGGAAGACACTTGCTTTCGTTATGGTTACAATCCAGCGCGGCTGATGCGGCTCTCAAAGGATTCGCACAGTTCTTTCGTGAGAATACCCATCTTAAACCACACTGGTTAATCCACGATGCTTGTGTGTTCTCTGGGGAAGGAAACATACCGAACGAGATAATTATTGATGGAATGCATTTCCCGATAACATGCGAGGATATAAAATGAAAACATTGCTAGACTTTCTTATGGAAGAAAATGATAAAGATAAAAAGGACAATAAGAAAGAGCTTCCCGGAGGCTTCGTAGTCATTTCGAATCAAGGTTCTTTGACAGAAGAAGCTAAACAAGCGATTGGAGCGAAAAGCTTTAAGAAAGGAATGGAAGTGTTAGCTGCCCAAGAAGGTGGCAAGAAAGTTAGAGAGAAATTAAAAGCACCATCTGGCGTCGCTGGTGGGACACCTTTAGAAATCTTAAAAGGCGTAATGAATGCTAAGAACGACTTGGACGAAGTTTTCAAACAACAAGTTCAGGTGATCTCTGATTTTCCTGATGGAGTGATTGTCGAATACATCGTAGACTTAAGCACTCTTGCTGGCTCATCTTCTTCATCGAAAAGACTTCTCAAGTTTTGGCTACAGTCTACGCTCGTTGCGTATAATTGTCCTAAAGCCATGAAAAGAACGTTTGCATTGAACGAAGATAGAGATTTGATCCTTATATTTTAATTTGTAAACTCGGCCGAATTGAAGTAAGATATAAATACACCATCTTACACACGGAGTTTATCAATGGATATGGAAATCATCAAAAAGAACTGGGGCACATTCAAGACAATCCTTAATCGTTTGGAAGACGATAACATCGATGTTATGTTGGATAAATTAGGACAACGTCTTTGTGTTTCGCCCGCAAACCCTAATAACAAACAATACGGTTGCTATCCCGGTGGAATCGTAGTCACATCGACAAAACTTGCTAAGGCAATGCAGGCATTGAATGAGTTTCACGGGAACCCCGTAGACATTAAGTCTGTGTATAAAGTAGGTCTTCTTCACGACATAGGTCGTATTGGAACATTATCCGATGATTGGCTTCTTCCACAAGATTCTGATTGGCATCGAGAAAAACTTGGCAACGAATTCAAGATCAACATGGAATTACCGAACATGTCGCATTTGCATCGAACAATGCTACTGTTAAATCAGTTCCAAGTCGCACTGACCGAAGAAGAGTTTACTGCGCTAGTGTCGTTAGATGAACGAGATGCAAAGAATACCTTGGGTGCGTTACTTCTTCATGCTAGAGATATGCTCGAAGATTAGCGATACAGTTTCGATAGCATGAGTATAATTAAGGGACGTGAGTCCCTTTTTTAAGTATTTGGAGAAAACCATGAGAATAACAACCCGAAAACTGCGACAGATCATTAGAAGATCTATAACTGAGTCTATGAACCCACCTGAAGACCAAATGACACCCGAAGAGGAAGAAGAATACTACGAGCATCTAATCGCCCAACACGAAGAGATGGAAGACGGCCGATATGAACGAGAAGATGCAATGTATCGCAAGCAAATCGGTGAAGCTAGACGTCGTCGACGTAGAATGTTGAGAGAATCGCTTCATGGACACATGGACGGAAATATCATGAATCTCGTTCTGCATGCGGCACAGCTCGTAGGTGCAGAATATGGAGACATTACAGTTTCCGATGTTCTAAAAAAACTACAGAAAATGCCAGAACAAGAAGTTATTGACCATGCAGATCCAATGGGTTATGATACACTCGAATACAATGAGTATTTTGTCAGCACCATTAGGCAAATCGATTATGACACTGTGGTCGAGAAAATGTGGGAACTCGTTGAACACGGTGAACTCGCTGATGGATACGAAGACTTCTTTTCACTTCCCGGTGCATAATGAAACTTCGAATCACAGAATTAAGGCGAATCATACGAGCTGTAATCTTTGAAGGTGAAGAGGAAAGAGTCTACGACGATACCGTTCTTCCAGGCGAAGAAGCAGATGAAGAACTGTTAGCCGAACCTGATCTTACTACGCAAGAAGACCGAGATGATTATATCACCTCCCGGGAACAGCGTCGTGCAAAAAAAAAGAAGGCCAGATTGCGTTCGCGAGACGAGACAAGGCGAAACGCGGGTGATGAGCATGCTATCGTAGGCGCCATTGGACCTCTCGGTGCTGGGAACGGGCCTGGCGACAAACCATATAGCAAGAAGATGAAATCAAAGAATGCAATGTCTAGACCTCTCGATGAATACGATGAGTGAGGCGAATAGATTGCATCGGTCGATGCTGGAGAATAAAATGAAAACAATAGAATCAAAACTAAGACGAATCATTCGGAAAACATTACGAGAATCACTGTCGTTCACAAACTCTGGAACATACGAAAAATTAAATAGCGAAGTGACTGGCGATTCTTCCAACTTAGATCAGGAAGTATACTTTGGTCTGATCGAGGATGTTGAATCGTTGTGTAAAAAATATGCAAGTGACCCTCGTTATGCTCAATACGGTATTACCGCTGCAGACGTTCTAGAAGACTTAAAAGAAGTCATAAGTGAAATCGACCCAAGAGAATTGGGGTAATAATTTCACTTTCTTTTGTAAAGCTTAAGTGTACAGTGTATGATATACTTGTTCCACTCAGGAACATTCAATACACATTTGAACATTTAAACATTTATCAAGGAGAAAGTGAAATGGCTATTGATTTTGATGCAATCCGTAAGAAGCTTGGACAATTGTCCGGCGGTTCCTCTAAACGTCGTGTTATGTGGCGTCCACCACAAGACGAGACAACAACTGTTCGTTTGATCGCATTCACCGATAATAACGGGAATCCATTCAAAGAACGATACTTCTACTACAACATCGGAAACAATCCCGGTCTTCTCGCACCATACCAATTTGGTAAGCCTGACCCAATCAATGAACTCATTCAAAAGTTCAAAAGTGAAGGTACGAAGGAAGGTTACGAGATGGCTAAGAAATTGTATCCTAAGATGCGATGCTATGCGGCTGTAATCGTCCGTGGCGAAGAAGAAGAAGGTGTAAAGTTGTGGGCGTTTGGAAAAACTGTATACCAAAACTTGTTGAACATCATGCTCGATCCAGACTATGGAGATATTACTGATCCACACGAAGGTTTCGATATTAAAGTGACAGTTTCAAAACAAGCTGGTAAAATGTACGCTACTACCGATGTGATGCCTCGACCAAAGCAAACCGCGTTGGGTACGAAAAAGCAGATCAAAGAGTGGACAGAAAACATCCCGGATCTTGACGATGTCTTCCAAATGAAATCTTACGAACAACTCGAATCGATCATCAATGCATGGTTGAACGGAGATGACGTAGATGACAACGAAGACAATGTGGTCGAAACTTCTACAGTGAAAACAAACACATCGAAGACAAGTAAGTCTAAAGAAGCAGAATCATTCGATAAGATTGACGATGCATTCGCAGACCTTGGTGGCGACCTTCCATTCTAATCTTATAGATTGTTGGTCATTCCACGGGAGAGTCGGTAAAACGGCTCTCTTTTTTTCATTTTGTGTGCTTTGGGTATAATTAGTCCTTGTGAATAATCGTTAAGGAGACAAACATGAAACTTTCCAAAAGACAACTAAGAAGAATTATCAAAGAAGAAAAAGCTAAATTACTTAAGGAAGTACACGGCGGTGGATGGAACGG